CACTTTGTTGAGTAGCTTGAAGCTCAGTTCTTTGGTCTTTTCTATCTTCTCTGTTTGTTTCTCTATCTTTAAGACCTTTTGACTCCATGCCTTTTATTTTCATTTCGTACTCATACTTAATTTGCATAAGCTCTAAGTCTTTTTGTTTTTCAGCTTCTAATTTTTGCAATTCTAATTGAGCTTTTAATTGCATCAATTCAGATTCACTTTGTGTTTTTAACTGTGACTCTTGCATTCTTCCTTCAGAAGCTTTTTGAGCAGCTTGTTGATTAGCTTGAGATTGCATCTGAATATTTTCTGCATTCTTTCTTTTATCAGCTTGCTCTTTTCTTTTCTTTTTAATTTTCAATAATTGATTAGCTAATGTATAGTTTTTAACTTCTCTTACATCTATAGCATCAGATAAGTCTATCATTTTTGCTGCAATAGCTTGTTGTATATTTTGTTCTAACTTACCTTTTTCTTCTTCATCTGGTTCTAATTCTATAAATATTCCAAAGTCATGTAAATGCATATCACCTATTTCATTGATGATTTCAAAATTGTTCTTTCCAATCATCATTGCAAAATCCTCTGCAAAATCAGAATACATCAATATGTCTGATATTCTACACGAAATTGCTTCACATAATCTTTTAGTTAACTGCACTCCAGATAATAAAACATGTCTAGTTGCTGTATTGGAATTTAATGCGGCTAATTTTTGTAACCCAACTAAAGCATTCTTGTCTGGCATACTGCCATCTCTTGCTTCGTTTATACCAGTAACAGAGCGTATCATATTTAACTGATAGTTATACATAGTAATTAAACTTTGAATCTTTGCGTTAGAGCCACTACTAGTTAATTCTTGTATTGGAACTCTTGCATTATTGAATTCACCGTCTTCTGTAAAACTTCTACCGATAACAGAACCAGTTTGGAAGTACATTGATAAAGCTTCAGATGGATTATAAGAAGCTCCATTTCCTAAATCTACACTATTTAAACCATCTGCGTCTATAAATACACCATCTGGTATCATTTTAGAAACAACTTGTTGTAGTTTTAAATGAACTAATTGTATTTGATCTGCAAAAGGAATCATTCTTTTAACTAAAGAATCAATATGACCTTTATCCATTTTAATAGCAGACACTAGGTAAGGTGGTAAAGAACTTTGAAAAGCAGATTTTGGTCTAACCTGGTTTTCCATTAACTGCCATTTTAAAAGCCTATTGGTTCCTAAAACCATTACACCTTCATACCACACATCAATTCTTCTGGCTACTTTTTTAAATTTAGCGTTTTCAGAAGCAGGTGGGTTAAATCCAGATTCTTTTTTTAATGCTTTTTCTCCACCATTAACAGTAGATTTTACTTTATAAATAATTTCTTTATCTGTTTTGTAACAGAAATATAATAACGATACATTTGATTTATCTATACCACTATTAGTTTGTAAATTTATTGTACTTCTATATCCGTCATGTCTTCCTGCTAACTTTGAAATTTCTTCTATTTCTTCTTGTGTTAGATTTGGATTTATCTTTTTTATTTCTCCAATATGTACAGATTTAACTTCGCCAAAATAATAACAATCTCTAAAGTTTGGATCTTCAGTTTGTGAATAAACTAAATTTATTGGATCTACATACTCTACTTTTACACCTTCATGTGCATTAAAAGAATGTTTTACTGCCGATATACCTAAAACTACATTATCCTCATCTACTCTTCTTTTTATTTCATCGTAGTTATTAATTTCTAACAAAGTGTCTATAGCCGTTTCTTGTGCAACCTCTACACCTTGTTTATAAGATAGCTTCATGTATAAATCTAATTCCTGTGGTGATTGCGGTCTTTGATCTTCTGCAAAGTTGTATGCATCTACACCTGTACCTGCTTTTATAATATCTAGTACAGGGGCAGCAAGCATATCTGCTTCCATTTCTAATCTATAAGCCTCTCTGAAACCACTTGATATTTGATCTACAGCTTCTACGTCTACTTTGAATAATCTGTTAGATATGCCATTTACAACTATATCCACAAACTTTGGAATAATAGGAACAGGAGTCCAATCAAGATTTAAATAAGATAAGTCACCGTTGATTGCTAATTCGTTTTTATATTTTTCTATAGGCTGTTTACCTCTTGCATATAAACGTCTGTTTAAATATTCCGAACGTATTTCTCCATACAAAGAACTTCCGTACTCTCTTGAAAACCATTCTGATTCAATAGCTTGACCTACTCTCAACCCATACTCATAGGTTGATTTTTCTTCGTCTGCTACAAATTGATTAGGGAAACCGCCTCCTCCACTATATTTGTTTTTTTGCATAGTGTTTATGATATAATTTTACTAACAAATCCTTTATTGTTATATCTTGCAAAGTTAAGATTTATTTGATTATCTTTTTTGTGAACAACTTTTTGTGTAGAAAAGTTTGCCATGATAGCAAAACCTGAACTTACAGTGGCATCAAAGCGTGTTCTATTATTAATATCGTAATTAGACCAGTCCAAAAGCGTTCGGTTAAAAAACATATTTCCACAAGAGCCAAAGTCTATATCTTCGTCATTTACTATGACCCCTACATGATTCTGTATATAAGCTTCTATATACTCTGCGTGAGCTGAAATGACTGCTGATGACGAAGGAATACCTCCTAATTCTTTTTCTGCTTTAGAAAGCACATTTCTATGCTTATCTGGTCTGTTTAAAGAAAACGCTCTATATCCTCTTTCTTTTAAATAATACAAAAGCCTGGGCTTGTTGTTCTCTACCAATATAGGCATTCCATAAAAATGTAAAGCCATTAATACATCTTCATAAAATATTTCTGCTGTTGGGGGTCTAGATATATACTCTAAAAAAAATGAATTTGTAGGGCCTTCTTCTAGATGAAATTTAGTCATGCCATGTAATGATCCCTTAGAACCACTACCATGTACTGTGCCAGATATATCATAAGAGTCACATCCGAAACTACCCATATGTGCATTTCCTGGTATTTTCCTAACTCCTTTATGTATTACGTTGTTAGCAAGTGATAAAGGTGGTGTCCAACTAGTAATAAACCTACCGTTATTATCAGGAACCCAAATAACCTCAGTATCCCTAACTCCATTTTTCCAAACAAACGAACCTTTTGTAAGGCTGGTTTTGATAGCAAAAGAATCATTGTAATCAATTTGTTCGTATATTTTTGTTAAGTTAAATATAGTGTTTTTAGATTCATCACGAAACGCATGTGATTCTGTTCTAGGAAATTGTCTATAAAATTCATTTAAACCATCTTGGTCTTTTTTTAAACCTTCAACTTCATTTTCCCAATGACCTATTACACCATTTTCTATAATATCTCCATAAGGTCCATAAGTTTCTTTTTCAGGGTTTTCAAAAACAGGCATACCATATTCATCTATAAATCCTTCGTAATTCCATTCCATCGGTATAAAAAACGAATACAATCCTGAGTTTGTTTGTCCATTTTTATTTCTTTCTAAAACATTAGAGTTTTCATATAGCTTTTTAAAATTATCACCACCTTTGTCTAAAGCATTAGATGTAGAACCCATCATACATTTACCTATGATTCTACTACCTAGTCTTAGTGTTGTTTTTGTAACTCTCCAGTTATTTAATATATTATCAGGCCTCTCCCATTTACCAGATTCATCATGTACTAATAGTTTAAGTTTTTCTCCATCGTACGAGTTGTCCCCTGTGTTTTTCCAGTCGATGGTTGTATCGAGCCCTGTGAGCTCTTCAGGTTTGTTGGAGGTGGAGGTAAGTTTCCTTCTGGTAAGTTTAGATGCGGGAACTCTGTACGCCAATTCCGTTTTGGGTCTATCCATTCCGTCTTGTATAGGTTTGAAGAAGAAAGGATAGTTAACTGATATTGGGACGACTTTATCCGTGAACATTTTCTTCGCATCGGCACCAGATTTGGACAATATCCCGAAGCGTGAATCGGAAGATATTGTGGCAAGGTTGACAGTTTCCCCCGATGCCATAAAAGAAAAGCCTGAACG